TATGTGCAGAATTACTTCCTACAGCTAGTAGCGTATGCAGAAGCACACAACGCAATCTACGGCACAGATATACGTGAAGGCCACATCTTTATGTGCAGCCGCGGCGATGACGGTATGATATTAGGTGGAGAAACATATCAGCAGTTTGATGTATGGCCACATGAGTATGATGAGTGGCGTAACGAATGGTACAATAGGGTTTATACATACTACGAACAGAACGGCTAAATACTACAAATAATGTTAGGAGTTTAGCATGGCCGTAGTCAGCATTAGCCGAATACAAATCCGTAGAGGACGCAAGAATCAAGGTTCAGGGTTACCACAATTAGCAAGTGGCGAATTGGGGTGGGCAGTAGATACACAAGAGTTGTACATCGGTAACGGTAGTGTTTCCGAAGGATCACCTTACGTAGGTAACACAAAATTATTAAGTGAACATGACAACTTGTTTGAGTTTGCAGATACATATTCTTACAAGGGTGCAGACGGATACATTGTAACTGGTGAGACTCCAAATAGTCCTATCCTTCGAACATTACAAGACAGGTTAGATGATAGAGTTAGTATTCGTTCTTTCGGAGCCGCAGGCGACGGAACTAATCAAACGGCTGCACTACAGAGAGCAATTGATCAGCTATATCTAAATCCAGCAAACAAGGGCGTTTCTCAAACAAGAGTAGAGCTTATTATTGAACCAGGTGAGTATTTAATTTCAAGTACAATTTATCTACCGCCTTTTGTTAAACTTCGCGGAGCCGGCGCTGATAAAACTATAATTATTACATCAGGCTCCTTTGCTGCTTTCCAGACAGTAAACGAAACAAGCACACCTGGTGTTTATGCAAATGATAGCAATAGTACTACATTAAATCAAGCAAGAAACATTGAGATCACTGGTATTACGATACGAACAATTGGATTTGCAGCGTTAGTTTTACAGAGTTGTAAAAATAGTGTGTTTAAAAACATTTTGCTTCAGGGCAACTGGCAAATGGGCAATGCTGCTAATGCAGTAAATAGTGCAATTCAATTAGGTAGTTTGAGTACGGCAGTCACTTGTCAAGACAATGTATTTGAAGACGTTAAAATAACTAACTTCAGTTATGCAGTAACCTCAGATGACGATATCGTTAACAATATATGGAACAGAATTACTGTTGCAGAAGTATCATCTGGATTTATATTTGGTGAGAATACATTGCTTGGTACTAGCGGACAGTTAACTGGTCCAAAGAATAATACTATATCTAGCTCAGTGTTTGACAATGTAATGCAAACTGCTATATTTGTATACAACGGCCTAAATAATGTTAGCGATTCAAATAAATTTTATAATGTAGGCAACGACGGCGGCACTGCTGATAATAATCAATATCCAATAATACAATTTAACGATCAAGGCAACTACAGTACAAACGATTACTTCGAAAGATCAGAATTATTAGGATATGATTCAGTCTTTCTATTTAATGTTCCTTATGTGGCAGAAGTTATTGGTGGGACGATAACCACGTTTAATCACTCGCATAAACTCAACCTCACAGAATATGGTGAGCCAACAAAACTATTCAAACTACCAGCAACAGGATACGGCAAAGGCTACGAGATTGATTATATGTACAGAAGTAATCAAGCAGTTGCTATGCGTTCAGGCAAGATAACCTTAGTAGTCGATCCAGTAAATAATACATACAATCTGTCAGATGACTACGAATTTACTGGTGATAGTTTTTACAGTAGCAATTTAAAATTTACAGCACAAAATTATGATGAAAATAATGACACAGTGGTTGACACAGTGGCCATTATGGTGTTAAACTCAACTAGTAACGACGACGCAGAGTTTATATACACCGTGAAATACAAATCATAATGAAACATGTTTGAAAAAAAATACGAAGAAAGATTAGTGCTTTGGGGCGAGTTTCGAAAGCACTTAGAAGACTCTAAAGATCCAATTCAAGATACAATTGAATTCTTTAGTACAGCGCCTTTTACTAGGTTTGCTGCCGATCCTTATGATCGATCGATGTGGCCGACTCCGTGGGAATTAATCCAAGAAAATAAATTTTGTGAGTTTGTTAAAATACTTGCAATTTGTTACACCTTACAATTAACTGACCGCTTTTCCCGAGATGACTTCGAGATACATATTACACAAGACAAAGAGACTTTTGAAACAAAGTACTTGCTGTATGTAAACGGAAAAGTAGTTGGTTATGACGTTGACTGCGCAATTTTAGAACAAGATCTTCCAGGGTCTTTAGCACTCGAAATGCGCTTCTCGATGCCTCATCTTCAATAAATATTTCATCAATAATTGACACAAGGAAAAAAAATATGACTCAAGTTACTAAGCGCACTGGGAAAAAAGAAACGTTAGACATTGAAAAATTACACAAAGTAGTGTTTCATGCTTGCGAAAACATCACAGGAGTTAGCCCAAGCGAAGTAGAAATTAAAAGTCAAATCCAGTTTTACAGCGGTATAACAACAAAAGAAATTCAAGAAACTTTAATCAAAGCAGCAGCAGATCTTATCTCAGAAGAAACCCCTAACTATCAATACGTAGGCGGCAGGCTAATTAACTATGCACTACGCAAAGAAGTATACGGCGAATACAGTCCGTTTACAGTTAAGGAATTAGTTGAACTAAACATCGAGCGCGGCTTTTATGATCCTGAACTTATCACTTATTATACTGACGAAGAATGGGCACGTATCGATAGTTTTGTAAGACACGATCGTGATGAAAATTTGACATATGTTGCAATGGAGCAACTACGCGGAAAGTATCTAGTACAGAACCGTGTTAGTGGTGAAATATTTGAAACACCGCAAATGTGTTATATTCTCATCGCCGCAACACTATTTCAAAGTTATCCAGCAGACACAAGGCTAAACTGGATTAAAGAATATTACGATGCAATTAGTCTACACGACATCAGCCTGCCTACTCCCGTTATGGCTGGTGTAAGAACATCACAACGTCAATTTAGTAGTTGCGTATTAATTGAAGCAGACGACAGTCTTGATAGTATCAATGCAACTACAAGTGCTATTGTAAAATACGTTTCACAAAAAGCGGGTATCGGAATCGGCGGAGGCAAAATTCGGGCCATTGGTTCGCCAGTGCGCAACGGCGATGCTTATCATACAGGCATCATTCCTTTCTATAAGATGTTCCAAGCAGCAGTTAAATCATGTAGCCAAGGTGGTGTACGTGGCGGCGCAGCAACTATCTATTACCCAGCGTGGCATTTAGAAGTAGAAGACATGTTGGTACTAAAGAACAACAAAGGCACAGAAGAAAATCGTGTACGCCATATGGACTACGGTGTACAGTTTAATAAACTAATGTATGAGCGTTTGATCACAGGTAGCGACATCACACTGTTTAGTCCAAAAGACGTACCGGGACTGTACGATGCTTTCTTTGCTGATCAAGATCTGTTCCGCGAGCTTTACGAAACAGCAGAGCGCAATACACAGATCCGTAAAAAAACAATTAAGGCAAGTGATTTGTTTAGTGCATTTATGGAAGAGCGTAAAAACACAGGTCGTATATATCTACAGAACGTAGACAATGCAAACGATCACGGTAGTTTTATTCCATCACTTGCTCCTATTAGACAATCAAACTTGTGTGCAGAGATTACGTTGCCAACTAAGCCACTAAAAGACTTGAACGACCCAGAGGGTGAAATTAGTCTTTGCACCTTGAGTGCTATTAACTGGGGCAACATACGTACTACAACAGACTTTGAACGTGTATGTCGTTTAGCAGTACGCGGTCTTGATGCACTACTAGATTATCAACACTATCCAGTATTAGCAGCACGTCTTAGTACAGAGAAGCGACGTCCTTTAGGCGTCGGTATTATTAACTTTGCATACTGGTTAGCTAAAAACGGGTTAACTTATCAGGACATTGATAGCGAAGGATTAGCATTAGTTGATGAATGGGCAGAAGCATGGAGCTACTACTTGATCAAGGCAAGTGCTGACTTAGCAGTTGAAAAAGGAGCACCTAGTGGTAATATGGAAACCAAATATGGTTATGGTATTACACCAAACCAAACATACAAGAAGAATGTAGACGAACTTATTCCTCACGTTGAGCGTATGGACTGGGCAGGGTTGCGTGAGCAACTTAAAGCAACAGGCATTCGCAACAGCACACTAATGGCACTTATGCCAAGCGAGACAAGCGCACAGATTGCCAATGCCACAAACGGTATTGAGCCGCCACGCAGCCTTATCAGTGTTAAGCAATCAAAGCACGGTGTTCTAAAACAAGTAGTACCGGAGTTCAAGCGTCTTAAAAACAAATACGACTTGCTATGGGAACATCGCAGCCCAGAAGGCTATTTGAAGATTATGGCTGTACTACAGAAATATATCGATCAGGGCATTAGTGTAAACACCAGTTACAATCCTATCTACTTCGAAGATGAAAAGATTCCTATGAGTGTTATGCTACAGCACATGATTATGTTTTATCAGTACGGCGGCAAGCAACTTTACTATTTTAACACTAATGACGGACAAGGTGAGATTGATGTTAGTAAAATGATGGCAACTGAAGAATTGCCAGAACTTAGTGAAGATGAAGCCTGCGAAAGCTGCACAATTTAATACTTGACACAGCCCAAAAGCTGTGTTAATATTAATAAAACAATTATAAGGATGTATTCTATGAGCGTGTTTAATGTCAATAATCGAAATGACCACACAAAGGCACTAGCATTTTTGGACCCAAGTGGCGGCCCAACTCTTCAACGATACGATACTTTAAAGTATAAACAGTTTGATCAATTAACTGATAAACAGCTTGGATTCTTTTGGCGGCCGGAAGAAGTAGATATCTACAAAGATGCTAAAGACTTTAAAAGTTTGACAGATCACGAACAGCACATTTTTACATCAAACTTAAAGCGTCAGATCCTGCTAGACAGTGTACAAGGTCGTGCGCCAGTAGAAGCATTTAGTCCTATTGTAAGTTTGCCAGAGATTGAAAACTGGATTACTACTTGGACATTTAGTGAAACTATTCACTCACGGTCGTACACACACATTATTCGTAACATCTATAGCAACCCAAGTAAAATCTTTGACGAGATGATGGATGTTGCAGAAATTGCAGATTGTGCAGGAGATATTAGCAAGTATTATGATGAATTGATTGAGTCGTCAATGTATTATAATTTGTTAGGTGAAGGTACTCACACAGTTAACGGCAAGACAATTATTGTTGATCTTTATCAACTAAAGAAACTTCTATGGCTTACACTAATGAGTGTAAATATCCTTGAGGGTGTTCGCTTCTATGTAAGTTTTGCTTGCAGCTGGGCATTTGCTGAATTAAAGAAGATGGAAGGCAATGCAAAAATCATTAAGTTGATTGCACGTGACGAAAACTTACACCTTGCAAGTACACAAATGCTTCTTAAAATTCTAAAGAAAGACGATCCTGTATTTGAACAGATTGCAACAGAGACAGAAGCAGATTGTATTAAGATGTTTGTCGACGCAGTGGATCAAGAAAAAGCCTGGGCAAAGTATTTGTTCAAAGACGGCAGTATGATTGGTCTTAATACACAATTGCTCTCAGAATACATTGAGTGGATTTGTACACGTAGAATGACTAATGTGAGCTTAAAGAGTCCTTACACTATTAAAAATAATCCGTTGCCGTGGACACAAAAATGGATCAGTGGTGCTGACGTACAAGTTGCCCCACAAGAAACAGAAATTAGTTCTTACGTATCAGGCGGCACAAAACAGGATGTAAGTGCAGATACCTTTAAAGGATTTACTTTATGATTGAAATTTATGGTAAGCCGTCATGTCCATATTGCGAGAAAGCAAAGGCACTGTGTGAGAGTAGACATCTCCCATACAACTATTATCAAATTGAAAAAGATTTTACTCGTGAAGAATTGTTTGAGCAGTTTCCAGGTGCAAGAACATTCCCACAAATTAAAATACACAGTAAAGTAATAGGCGGCTACGAACAGTTAGTCACTTATATTGAAGAAACAGGCTACAATGGCACAGGCCATTCATTAGGAACATAAATGTTAATTGAAACACCATACAAAGTAGGCGATAACGTCTCATTTAAATTAAGCTCGGGCGAAGAAATTATTGCACGCCTTGAAGCAGAAGATACAAAATCTTTCACAGTTCGTAAACCTATGGTACTTATTGCAGGAGAACAAGGATTAGGACTTGCTCCGTTTATGTTCTCTGTATCGCCAGACGGCAAGTTTGTATTGCAAGCACAGTCAGTAAGTTGTGTTGCTAAAACTGAAACAACAATTAGTAAACAATATACCTCTCAAACAAGCGGTATACAACTGGTTTAAATTCTCGGATAAATATACTAATATAATACGAGGAATGTAAATGGCTAATACAGTAGCTTCAACCCCGACTACAGAAACTGCTCCGGAAGACCTAACAGGCGATACCCACGTTCACTATGACGTTGGGTATAAAGCTGCCTTTGCTGAAATTGCCAGTTTATTTGAAGATATTCAATCAGATGTTAGAGTTATCACTGATCGGTTCGATAACGAAACTAAGGGAGTATACACTCGTAAAGCAGATACAGTAGCACCAAATCCTGCTAATATTGCAGCGCAAGCTGCCATGATGGCAAATTTAGAAGATAGCAATATCATCGATCAAGTTAACGCTGAAATTGCTTATCCTGCAGACTTTAGTAATACAAGTCCTACTAATTATAATGCAATGCGTAATAGCGGCAATGGTGGTGGCGGTAGTTTTGTAGGAGGGTCCTCTGTTAATAGACAAGGTCCGGGCTATGCAGGAGCGCCAACTACTACTAATGCAAGCGGTCAAACAATTACTACTAATCAAGCAACTCTTGCAGACATTGTACCAGCATCTGGTAACGCTACGGGTAATGTAAGATACGGTAATCAAAATGGTAAACGTAATTTACCGATACAACAACAGCTTATGGACATATTACAAGCTGCTGCAACTTCTGCAGGTGTTGATGTACTAATTAACAGTGGTGGACAAGTTCCTAAAAGCGAAGGCGGAGTCGACGGTCGCAATAGAACAGGTTCTAATAGACACGATCGCGGTTATGCTGCTGACGTATCACTATTTGTACCTGATTTTAATGGCACTAGACTATCAAGTGATATTCCTGAACAACTTGCAATAATGGTTAAGTTTATGGAAGCATGCAGAGATGCTGGAGCTACCGGGATAGGCCAAGGCAACGGCTATATGAATAATCGAAATGTTCACGTTGACATTGCTTGGATAGGTCAAAAGAACGGACAGATAAATGGAATTTTATCAAACAGGTACTGGGGTGGTGGTGGCAGCGGCTCTAATACAAATACTGCTAATACACCAACGTATTTGGCCCAGTTAATGGAATCACGGGATAACATAGCATAATGGCTGATTTTAATCATGTAGACTATACCGCCGAACTTAATCGGATAATTGTAGCACTTACAGGTATCCGTGATGATGTTAGATTGCTAAGACGCAGATCAGAAGATAGCGAACAGGGTGTAGTAGTTAGTCAAGTAATGAACGATTTTCAACGTGCATTGTTAGCAGTGTCAATGAGTGCATCTGGCGGGAACAGCGCCGAAGCAGTTAGACAAAATATCGAAAGTGGTGCAAGTCTTAATGGCGGCATCGGAACGCCGGCTGCTGACTCTGGCTCTGATGCAGGTGATTCTAAAACAGAAAGAGAAACTATACTTGGACAACTGGGCCAAGACATTGCAAGTACTAAGGTATTGATTCGTGTAAGCGGATTGTATTATTGGGAAGCAGATCCAGTAGCAGGTGTAGATGACGGGTTACGTGGACCTATACCTGTAGTAACACAGTATGCGTTAGGCGCACAACTTGGGTATCATGACCTTGCATCAAATATTGCAAAAACAGGCACACCTCCAGAAGGTGCATTAGATGTGACCGCAGCTAAAAAACGTTGGGCTGCACCAAGAGCAGAAGGAGAAACTGCATTGCAAATAGCTAGTCCTGACGCTGACTTAGTTAATCCGGCAACTGGCGAAGTAATTGGAGTTTCTACAGAAGCTCAAGCAGCCGCTATTGCAAGTGCAGCAACGCCAACCGCAGCCTCATCGACGGCAGTATAAGGAGACATAAATGCCAAGAATACATAGAGTAGGTGATACAGATTCAAATGGTGATGCAGCAGTAGGCGGATCGTCAAACGTCTTTGCAAACGGCGGCCCTACATTAGGCGGCAGTATTACAACTGTACTTGGTATAGCTGATGCTATTGGTATAGACGAAGCAGCATCAAGAGGCATACTAGAAGCAAGAGCATCAGAAATTGCAGCAGGCCGTGACCCTGATTTAAATGAAGCATTGGAACAATTTGGCGCAGGATCGCCCGGCGGCATAAATCCGGTTGATGGAACTACAGGAGCAATCGCTGCTCCTGGTAGCGATGCATCTACCCAAGAAGAAGGCGCAATTCCCTTTACTAATGACAGACCTACATCAGAATGGATAGTAGTTCAATCTCATGTAGATCCGCGAGTGTTGCCAGAAGTTTGGTCCAAAGCTGAATCATTTGCAAAAAGTTTAGGCAGACCTATTACTTTAAATAGTGCATACCGTTCGCCCGAATACAATTCTAAAATTGGCGGCGCAAAGAAAAGTATGCATGTTCAAAAGAAAGCAATCGACGTGCAATGGGGCACATCTAATGTTCAATCACGTATAGACATGATTAATAAAGCAATTGCAGCAGGTTTTACCGGCGTCGGTTGTTATGACTCATTTATGCATATAGATATAGGTCCTAAAAGACAATGGGGACCATCTTCTAGCGCAGCAAGTCAATATCAACAATATAGAGATATATTAAAACAAAACGGATATACTGTATAAACCGGTTGACAAATTCTACTTTGATGTTATTATATTAGTATAACATTCAAAGATAGGCAAATAGATGAAATACAATAATAAGGTAATACTTACAGACGCTGATGGCGTTCTTTTAAACTGGGAGTATGCATTCTGCTGTTATTTAGAACAGCGTGGATACACACAGATTGATAACGGCAATTGGGAATACGACATTGCCAAGCGTTTTGGTATTTCACGCAACGAAGCAATTAAGCACGTAAAGGTATTTAATGAAAGTGCAGCAATGGGCTTTCTACCTGCACTACGTGATGCAATGTTTTATGTTAAACGACTGCATGAAGAGCACGGATATGTATTCCGTTGCATTACCTCTATGTCTTTAGATCTTAATGCTAAAAAATTACGTCAAATGAATTTGGAAAAACTGTTTGGAAAAACAGCTTTCGAAGAACTAGTTTGTCTAGACACAGGTGCAGCTAAAGATGAAGCACTTGCGCCTTACAAAGATTCAGGATTGTACTGGATCGAAGACAAACTAGAAAATGCAGAGTGCGGCTTAGACTTAGGTCTAAAACCAATCTTAATCGAACATGGATTTAACATGAACGAAACACTTCGATCCGGGATTACTAAGGTAGTTAACTGGAAAGAAATATATAATATCATTACAGGAGAAAAATAATGACTGAAGAACTATCACAACATGAACAAATTGTACAAGCATACAATCAATATCTAATTGAACATGCAACCTTTGAAGAAAAAGGTGTAAAAGCAGCAGCAGCTCGTGCTCGTTCTGCACTCGGTGATCTAGGTAAGTTGTCCAAAGGTCGACGTGCTGAAATCCAAGAGAAAAAGAACGGAATGTAATGAGCGGTCAACGGCGTTGGCTTAAAACATGGGCTCGCACTGTTGGCATGCCAATTGGCTTTACAGACGACGATAAGCCAGAGTTTCATCCTATCACTCAAAGTGATGTAAAGAAGGCTCTGGCTTTTCGTACCTTTTGGATTGTGTTACACGTTGTAACCTGTATGTTCATTATTGTTGGTAATGGACGTAACTTAGGAATTTGGTAATGGATAGTAGAATTAAAAACATCTTGTTGAATGAAGGTATTCGACAAAGCTCAACAGTAGAGCTAATTGCAAGTGAAAACTTTGCCAGCGAAGCAGTTATGGAACTTGCCGGTAGTATCTTTACCAATAAGTATGCTGAAGGTTATCCCGGCAAGCGTTACTACAATGGTTGTAGAAACATGGATGAAGTTGAGCAACTTGCTATTGATATGTTGTGTAACTTGTACGGAGCAAAGTTTGCCAACGTACAGCCGCACAGTGGTGCTAATGCAAATACAGCCGTATATCAAGCATTTCTAAAGCCTGGGGATAGAATACTTGGTATGGACTTAGCAAGCGGCGGACACTTGAGTCATGGTGCTAAAGTAAACAGTTCTGGTAAGAACTATATGTCTTATAGCTACGGCGTTGACGCTAACGGATACCTTGACTATAAAGAAATTCGCAAACAAGCACTTGAAATTAAACCTAAGATGATTGTTGCCGGAGCAAGCGCCTATCCTCGCAAGATTGACTTCTTTACGTTTAGGCAAATTGCTGACGAAGTCGGTGCATACCTATTAGTTGACATGGCACACTACAGTGGTTTGATCGCAGGCGGCGAGTATCCTAACCCTGTGCCATATGCTGATGCAGTAACGTCAACTACACACAAGACATTGCGTGGACCACGTGGCGGAATTATTCTTTGGAACAATCCAGAGTACACTACAAAAATTAATAGTGCAATTTTTCCAGGAACGCAAGGCGGACCCTTAATGCACATTATTGCTGCTAAAGCACAGTGTTTTATTGAAGCAGGTACTTGGGAGTTCAAAGACTACACACAAGCTGTTGTACGCAACGCACAGGCAATGTGCGAAGTGTTTATT